CGTAGGTGTTGGTTGGCCTGCTTGGGGCGCCGGGGCCGCCGTTGGCATCGAATTTTACCGTATACTTGGGGCGGGACGGAGCGGTGATTGTAAACGGACCCGCCTTCTGTGAATAACCGCCATTTTTGTAGACATAGAGGTACAGGGATGTGCCAACGCTTATATTCGTTCTATTATTGTACCTGGTCGAAGTATTCGCAGTGTCGACCAAATTGAAAGTTCTGCTGTATGAGTTCTGGTTTACCTCCCAATACACATAGGCGGTATCGTCTTCATAGTCGCAGTCCCAATATACCGTTACATCCCATCCGTTTGCCGAATTACTAAAATTCTTCGATTGCGTTGGCATTGATTATCGTCTCCTTTCCTACCGTATTCTGATACTCGAAAAGGCTCATGCCTCATATTGAATGTAAATATCTCCGTCCTTACCGCCGGACGGAGCAGAAGTACCATAACTGATACGCTCATTCAGTGCCCGGAGCAGATCCTTCATGCAGGTTGCTGGGGTCTGGATGATCTTGGCCTCCGTGATGGACAGGTTTGTAACGGTAATCTGCGCAATAGCAAATTGCCTGGTCATTCCACCGCTGTTCAGATCCTCGGCAATTACACTCGGCAGGGATCCGTCAGTGCCTCCTTTCAAGACCTTTAGTGAGAATGTGTCGATACCATGGTTTCCGGTAGTTTTGAACTCCGCAACAATTAGATCGTTCCGGGTTACGCCAGAAGTGCCATTTCCAACCGTCAAATTCTGGGCATCACTGGCCTCGATAATGCCCAGGTGTCCCTGGACAGCCACCAAGCCGCTGTTTACTCGGACGGTATAGGAGCCGGTAATATCAACAGAAAAGCAATTTCCGTAGTTCAGCAGTAGATCGCCATCACCGAGGATAGCCTGATAGATTGCAGCGTCATTTTCCGCGTAAATCTGGGCGGCTTCTTCTGCTTCCGTGTTGATGGTCAAGCCTCGAAATCCCATATCAATCACCTACCTTATGGGTTATAGTCAATTTTCCTTTTGTGTCGATCTTCACGATGATATTTGTAATCTGGGTTTTCATCGAAATGCCCGTGATTTGTTCCTCGCCACCTACAATATCCCCAATCTGGGCGTCGATCTCATTCAGCCCGATTTTAAGGGATTTGTAGTTGGACAGCTCCCGAAGCCTTTGAATACCACCTTTCTCCAGCTCCTCCAGCGATTCAGCCGAGGAATAGTCATAGACAGCAGCCACTTCATCCACGCCGAAGATTGTCTGTGTTTTGGAGATCGTGCCGCTGGTGTCAGCATACAGGTGGATTGCCTGACGCTCGGCCAGCTCGCCGGTGCCGAGGCAAATCAGATGATTCACCCCGGCACGGTAATCTTTGGCTGTGAAGTCTATCTTGCCATCCTGGGAGTATTCGATGGTGTCCGAATAGTCGATAATGGGAACGGCGCGGACAGAGACGCAGCCAGCAGTATAGACCCCAGAATCATAATAGCCGGGGGTATACTGGATTTCCAGCTTTGCATTTTGCGTATAGAGCATTTCCACAAGGCCGTCCAGGAGCGTACAATACCGTTTGAACTGGTAGCTCTTGATGGTAACGCCGCTCTTGGTGTTTGGCACTTGGAAAAAGCTGCCAAACCGCTGGCCGATAATCTCTCTCAGAATGTCGTTGGCATCCCCAGAGACAATCTTATAATCCATGCCGGCATCCGGCTCGATGACCTTCTTTTCCATCATGCCCCGCCAGGTAGGACCTGTCAGCTTGACTTGCTTCGTAGCTGTGGAGGACTGAATGGAAAGAATTCTTCCGCCAATCTCCGCATAGCCATAGGCATACCAATGGTCTGCCTGGGCGAGGAAATCACTGCCCCAATCGGATGCGGAAAAGGTAAGCTCAAAATCGTTCGTTTTCCCGATATCTACATCCAAGGCACGAACATTCAGCGTGCCAAGTTCGCCGTCCGCTCCGACTGCGATAAGCTCCATCTCGGCACGCTCCTTTCCTCAAAAACGACAATGGATAGCAGGAAGCCGCCTGCCCAGTGAACATCAAGCACACCAGAGGGCAGCCGCTCGAAAACGCTGTTGCCCCTGGTGCGCTTGTTGTAAATATTCTGTGTGGTGCCGTCCGAGCGAAAGAGCGTGACGGTATTTTTGTCACTGTCAATGACTACATACTCGTCATCACCCAGAACGGTATCAACCACGCCGTAGGTCTTGCCTGCAATCTGACACTGTGGGTCAGCCACCGGGCCATGCATGACCAATTGGAAATGCGCCGGGGAATTCGATGGCTGATTGATAATGCCGGATGCAGCGCCGCTGGCGTAGCGGTAGGGGTATCTCCCAGGATACCTTTTGGCGTTTTTCACGGTCGCGGCACCGGGCGTGAAGTTCCACTCCCGTTCTGTGATCCACATAGGATATTCCGTGGTGATGGACAGCTCCAGATTTAGGAAGTCTATCGGAGATTCCCATTCCTCAAATTTTCCGGCTGTGATATAGCACCGAAGGTAATTGCCGTTCAGATACAGCTTCCCAGGCTTTAACCGAATGAGATCATACTCAATGGCATCAATCAAATCATTCAGTGCTGTCTTATAGGCAGCCTCGCTCCAAGCAAACACACTCATATTGATGGTCTTGGAGGTTATCGATTTTGTGAAATCGGAAATTTTGCCGCCGAAACTGTTGTGGTTTGTTGTGCTGTTGTACTGCCACTCGAAGTCCAGCAAATCGCCCGTTTCCATCAGATACGGAATCTGGGTAAAATCCAGTTTTTTCCCGGCACCGTTCAGGTAATAGATTTCATATTTCATACTTTCACCTCTTAGGCCGGAGAATGCTCTGCAATGACACGGCCAACTTCTCGATCATCACATTCGATTTTCAGGCCTGCCCGGTCAATGCCTTCTGCCACAGCATCACCCATACGGTCATAATCCATGGCTTCACCGGCGGTCTGAGCGACCTGCCCGGAGCCGGTCTTGGATTTGATTGTCACAGTGTTGTTGATTTTGGCCGTTTCCTGTTCCACGCCGGCCTGCATTTTCCTTACGAGGCCGGAGACATCAATGTTACGGGAATGCCCATTGAATGCGCTGACCATGTGATCGGCGGCATCCTCCATCCGGTCATTCAGTTCTGGCTCGGATTCCTTCACACCCTCGCCAACACCAGGGAGAATCCATTGACCGATTTCTTTTTTGGCACGTTTGGACGGGGAAGCAATGCCAAGCCAGGACTTTACAGCGTAGATGGCGTTACGGGCTGCATTGACGGCGATTTGAACCAGCCCCTTGGCCGCCGAAGCTATGCCGGAGCCAATACCCTGGATGATATTTACGCCTACAGATGCCCAATTCGTATTCAGGAATCCGTTGATAATGGCAGAGACAATCTGCGGAATCGCCGCTATGACATGGGGAATTGCCTGGATCAGACCCATTGCCAGCGTGGTGATGATCTGTATGGCGCCGGAAATGATCGTGGGCAGATTGGCCACGATGGACTGGAAAATCTGGGAAATGAGCTGCACCACAGCCGGAATCAACGTGGGAATCTGGGCAATAATGCCCTGCACCAGCGTGACCATGATTTGAATTGCGGCCTGGATGATGGTCGGCAAATTCTGAACCACGAAGTTGAAAATGCTCATAATGATCTGGGTCACAACAGGAACCAGCTGGGGAATGATCGCAACCAACTTCTCGCAGAGTGTGGTCAGAATTTCAACAGCCGCTTGGGCAATGGTGGGCAGATTGTCGCATACAAAGCCAAGGATGCCCTGCATAATATCCACAACGGATTTCAGCAGAGAAGGAATGCTCGAAATCAGTGTGTCTGCCAGTGTCGAGATAATCTCAACTGCAGCCAGCGCAATGGTGGGCAAATTCTGAATGACGAATGTTGCCAGAGTTGTGATGATCTGTGCCGCCGCTGTGGCGATTTGCGGGGCGGCCTGTATCAATCCCTCTGCCAGAGAATTAACGATCTCCAAGCCTGTTTCAAGGAGCTGCGGCAGCGTCTCTGTCACGCTGTCGCACAGACTTTGAATAAGTTCCGGCGCGGCCTCTGCGATGATGGGAAGGGATTGCAGGATGCCGTCTGCCAGGGCTTGCAACAGGTCCATTCCGGCCTGTAGTAATGCCGGGGC